GGCAACATTTCTGACCTTGGTGGAATCTTCCAGCTTCGTCGCCTCCAGTTCCAGCGACGAGATATATTTGTTCATCGCGTCGGCAGAGTCCGACAGCACCTTGCCGGCGCGCAGGGATTCCTCGGCGTTAAAATACTTCAGGTGATCCTGGTAGGAACTCTCTGCTGCGAGTTTTTTGGCACTGATGGCCGCAACCTGGCCGGCGTTTTTTTCTCGTTCCTCGGCGGTCTTGGCGTTGAAACCCTTCAGCAGTGCCAATTCCTTGGTGTAGCCGTCGATTTGAGCACGTTCCAGGCCCAGCGCCTGGTCGCGCTTCTGGTTGTAATACTCTTCATCGCTGGTCTTGCCGAACTTGTGATACAGGTCTGACAGCCTGCCCATTTCGTCATACTTGCGCTTTTCCTCGGCAATTGCGGCCTGGTTGTCACGCATCGCGTTGGCCAGCTCCGTGGCGCGGGCATCGCTGCCTTTCTCCTGGTAGCTCTTGATGATGCCGTCGACGATTTTTTCATACGCGCCGCCGCTGACCTTGTCGTCCACGATGGTGACGCCGTACAGCATCGGTGAATCCGGATTAGCCTTCAGCAGATTGATGAAATCTGCTTTGGCTTTCGCCAGTTCGCGGGCCTTCTGCCTGTTCTTGTCGTACTGGCCAAGAGCCTTTTCTATTTCCAGATAGGCGACATTGCCTTTGGACTGGATATCCTGGAGCCGCTTTTCCTCCTCAGTCTGCTTCGCCTGGCCCTCAAGCTTGTTGACCAACTCGGATATCCGAGTGTCATTGTTAGCGCCAGAAAAGGCGTCGCGCAGAGAGCCAAAGAACGAATCTGCCGTGCGCTTACCGTTCTTTTGATCCATACGCCATTGCAGTTCCTGCATCATCGGCTCGTTGGCGATCGCAACGCTTGCCGCTGATTTCATCTTCTGCCAGGCATTGACCGCCGCATCGCCAATCGCGTTCCATGCTCGCTCGCCGGCACTCAGATCAGCTTTGAGCGTATCAATGCGGCTTTGCGTTTCCTTGGCGATGGCGCTCGACAGGACGCTGACGGCTTCTTCCTTCTTCCCTTGCTTCTCCAGGGAATCGACGCGCTCAAGCGTCGCCGTATTGATCATGTGATAGTGCTTGTCGAAGTTTTCCGCAAACTTCGCTACACCATCGTCCATCTTTTCAAATTCTTTGCTGACGTCTTCGGCCGATTTTCCTGTCAGCTTGGCGAAGGCAGATGCTGCGGTGCCTGTTGCCACCAAGGCATCGCCGGAAAACTGGCCGGATGCCGCCAACTCGGTGAAGATCTCGGTGGTCTTACCGACGTTGTGATTCACCTCGCCGATCTTCTGCGACATGGCCAGGAGCTGGCCCGTTGTGGTCCCGGCATAGTTGCCGGTGACGATCAGGGCATTGTTCATCTTGGAAATGTCATGCGCGCCGGCGATGGCGGCGGCAATGAACAGGCCGAGCGGAAGGAGAGCTGCAGCGATAGCGGCCGCAGCGGCCGTGAACAGGAAAGCGGTAGCGCCTGTGGCGTTGGCCAGCACCATCAACGACCCGCCAAACCGGCTAAAATTGCCCGTCGCTAGTTCGTGGGCCAGCACCATGACTTCACGGGTGGATTGGGAATTGGCCAGGCTGAATTTGTGGTGGCTCTGGGTCGCGCCTTCAATTTTTTTGATCATGTCTGCTGACACGTCGGTCAACCCCATCTGCGCAGCCTGCAGCTTCAGCAGCTCCAGGCGCGTCATGCCGGCGGCTGCGGCTTGGTCGCGCAAGTTGTCCAGGAACTTGAGCTGCCCCATCGTTAGCTGGGCAGTCGTGTTGCCGAGTTGGGAGGTGGTGCTGTTGAGTTGCGACGTGTTGCTGCTGAGCTGGGCTGTGGTGTTACCCAGATTCCTGTAGGAGGATGCGATCCTGTGACCGACTTCTTCGCTGGTCGCGCCGAGCGCGGCGGTGGTTTTGGCAGCTTGGCCCAGACCGTTAGACATTGCCTGGCCAGCCGCTTCGGTGGACTTCGTGGCCCGGTTGATGCCGGCGACGATTTTCTGACTGGCGGCATCAGCCGCTGTACCCATCGAATTGGTAGCGCTGGTGACTTCGGCAAATCCGTCGACGACTGCTTTATTGCCGTCGATGTTCAGCTTGATGCCATATTCAACCTGTGTTCCCATGCGCTACCGTTTTCCCTTGAGTGTCAATATTCAATCGCGCCAGGCACGATTCCTTTGCTCTTCCTCCAGCCTCTTTGCCCGCTCCTGGTTGAAAGCCTCCAGGGCGGCGCTCTCCATGTGGCGGAGGTCTTCGATGATCCCTGCCCAGTCACGCTTGCCGATTCCGTTGGTGTTGCGCAGAACTGTTTCGATGGCCTCGTAGATCAGCCTGGTGCGTATAAGGTGGCCATCCAGTACGACGAATTCCCACTGTGTTGCCAGGGCCAGGAAGACATTCAGCGCCTTGAAGTTATCTCGCCAGACCGGGTATTCAGTCGCTTCATACTCATCCTCGGCGGGGATATCGGCGATTTCATCCGCCAGGCCGAAGGCTTCCAAGTCTTCGGCCACCTCATTGCTGACGTGTGTCGCAGGCAACTGCTGCAGCGCGCCGACCGTGGCCCTGGCCCACCAGTCGGCAGCGCCGGCTAGTTTTTTCGTTTAGCGCCGTTGTGGGAGTCAAAGAACGTGCGGACAATGGTTGGACGGGTCGGATAGATTTCCAGCAACGCTTCCAGATTGTCTGGGTTGAACTCCAGCGGATTACCCTCAGCGTCCGCGACATCCTGCCAACCGACCATCACTTCATCGATCAGGGCGCTGTCGGTCAATTCCTTGGCCGCCAGGCGTTCTGACAAGCTCTCCAGTTCCGACTGTTTCAGGCGCTTGAAGCGAGCCTTGAAGACATGCGTCTTGCTTTTGTTGTTATCGCCGACGATGTCGACCGCGACTGGCGTTATGTAGGTTTCAGAAACAGCGACTTTAAACATGGGAACACTCCGTTAGATGTGGATAAGAGAATCAAATACAGCGCCTCTCCGCGTTAGCAGAGAGGGGAAAGCGTTACAGCAAGGTGATGGCGATCTCGTCGTTGCCTGCGACCGGGACCGGTTCCAGGGTCAACTTGTAGGCCAGCATTTCGTCAATCCGGTCGTAGGCAGCGTCAATTACGCGGACCTGCATGTCCTGGGTGATCTTCTTGCCGGCAGCACTACCGTGCGTGCAGCTCAGGGGGACGACTACACCGGTTTCTGCCAGTGCGAACGGGTTGAACGTCGCCAGATCGGGCGCAAGCACCGTGATGGATGCCTGCGGCGAGCGGTCGGTAATAGCGACCTCGCGTTGTGGACCGGGCAGGTTAATGCGGGCAATCTTGTGGCCGAAAGACCAGTCCACCGTTGAAAAAGCCAGCGGTATAGCGTTAATCATCGCCGGGCCGGTGTTGACGCTGTTCACTCCTTCCTCTGTCTGCCAGCCGGTGCGAGTGACCGTGGGCATGACGCCGGCCGCTGGTGTCAAATAGCAGGCGTCAAAGCTGTAGCTCATCATGCCCACGCCTTTGGCATCCATCTTGCACTTGGCTTCGCCGCGCATGCCGAGTAGCTTGTGCAGGACGCCGTCGATGTTGATATAGGCGCTAACGCTGGCAAAGGCGGACGACACCAGGTTGTAGGCGACCGACGTGGTCGCTACGACTGTTTCCGCTGTGCCACAGGCCAGCAACAGCGGCCCCCACTTTGGCGCAACGCCGGCTGAGCCGGAAGTGGCCAGCGCCACGTCAAAGCTGAGTTTTGCCCAGCTACCGACGATGATATTGCCGCTGTTGCCCATGAAAGGCATGTCGATATTGCGGGCCACCTTGTCGTTATCCATCGGTGTCAGCGAGACGTTGCGCGCCTCGATCCAGTTGGCGGCTCCTGTCGGTGTTGCGTCGGCGCCATAGGTCGTCTCCAGCTTGACCAGGATGGCCTTATTGCGCCACTTGCGCGGATTGGATATCAGATTAGCCACGTGTTTTCTCCTTCTTTGATGTGGTGACAATGTCGCTGGCCACAGGTGCTGCCGGCTGCTCCGATTGCTCCACGGCTAACGGAAAGGCGAGTGCACCTGGTGCAGCCGGCGGCTGGCCCTGCAGCACGCGCTGGCCGGTACCAGGATCGACCACATACTGGCCACCCTGGCCCCAGTTAGGGCATTGAGTGAAGTCCTGGACTGTCGCCGGGACGGTTTGGGTATCGCTGCTCATTGAGCACTCCTGTCATAAAACGCGGTTATGTAAAGGTCTTGCCACCACATATGGCCATCACGAAACGCCAGCAGGTGGCTGTTGCCGCGTTCGAAGGGATCAAGCTGCGGCGTAGCCTGCCAGCCGTACACCTGGTCTTTCACCTGTTTGCGCAGCGCGGCCATGTCCACCCTGGCTGCAACGCCCTTGGCATCTGTCAGATTGCGCACGACCAGAACGATGCCGACCGTTGCCCTCACGCGCTGGATGACGATATCGCCCATCTGGTTGGGTGCAGGCGTTTCATCCATGGGGATGACAAAGCAAGCCGGCGTTGTTTTGGGATTGTTCTCGGCGGCGCTTTGAAAGTCGGCCGCTTCACCGACAAACTTGATGGCGGGCACGTTCTGCGTGAGCCTGGCTTTGATGGCATCGATCATGGGCGACCCGACCTCTTGAAGACGGCAGCGCTTGTGCTCATCAGGACGATGGCTTCCGGCCCGTTGCCCGGTTCTGAAGCGGCAGACTGGAGCAGCACACGCCCGGCCTGGACGTCCTTCAGCCAGGCGATAGCGTCTTTATAGTCATTGCGCGCCCGATCAGTCGCGGCTTCGCCCAGCAGCGTATAACGTGCCAGTGCGGCCGCTGTTTGCGGCAGATTGGCCGGGATGGCCGACAGGGGCAGGCTATAGCGGCCTGCCAGGTAGCCATCAATCAGTGCATCGGCATCGGCCAGCGCACCGTCGACAGCGCCTGCCGGCAGCGCGGACTCGCGCTGTTCGACTTCGTCGACGCCGTAGTGCTTCTCCAGGTCCTGGCGGGTTGCGTAAGTCATGGGCTAGCTGCCTTCCTGGTCGACCGGGATGTCCACTTCGACCACTGTCAGGCTTGGGTCCCATTCCAGGTCCTGAACCTGTTCTGGCGTTAGGTCTGATAACTTGACGGTGGTTGGCTTGCTACTCCACTGCAATCCAGCCCGCCAAAATCCATCCTGAGTCGACGTAACCTCTAGGCCAGGTATGCTTCCTGCGGAATTGCTCTGATCGACGTTTGCTCCAGCACTTCCTTTTTCTTTGGAAGCTTGATTGCCGCCTTTTGCGGCCGAGGTGCCTTTTTTTGATATAGCCACGGTTTTCTCCTGTTCTATGTCCGTTTGTCCGTTAGTGGTCCCGCCCAATCAGTCATGGGCGGGACAAGTGCTGCGGTCGTGGGTTATAGGATTAAGGAACCGTGCCGTCCGAGCCATAGGCCAGTTGCCAGAAGCCGTAGCCGCCGGCAGCGCGGGCTTCAGCGCCGAACTTGAACTTCTTGCGGTCGAATACGTCATCGGCCTGCGGATCGGTCTGTTGCACGAATACAGGCGCTTTACGTTCCTGGTAGATGAATGGCTTGACAGGCTTGGTCGTGTCCAGCAGGAACCAGGCTGTATCGGACGTAATGCGGGCGTCTTCCACCACTTCAGCAGTGTTTTTGTAGGGGTTGGCCTTGCCGTCATCCAGGCGGTCGTTCGTCATCAGAAGGCGGGCAATGTCGCCTAGGCCTGGACCGACCAAGAGGACGTTAGGCGTTATATTCAATGGGCGGCCTTCGTCATCCTTGAATTTGCGCATGGCTGCGCGTGCGGCGCCGAAGCTGGCAATTGCGGCGACCTGGCTGGCGGCCGACAGGGCTTTGGTGCCTTTGTTGCTCACCACGCCCACGGTGCCGTCCGCCAGTTTCACAGGATGATTGGAATCGATGAAGTATTGGCCATCAAAGCAACGCGAGGTCATTGCGCCGTTCACCAGGTCCATGACTATCTCATCCGGCAATTGTTTGGCGGACTCGCCGGCCATCTGCGCCTGTGGAGCGTAAATACCCAGGTTGTCATCATCAATGTCGTTGCGGTCAACTTCGACGGTCGCTTCGAAATCGTCATTGACGATGGTGTACTTGGATGCTTCCAGCGATTTGATGGTCTTTTCGCCGATCCATTTGCGCATGCGCGGGAATTTCGACAGCCAGGCGTAATCGTTCTGCCCGGTTGTTGACGGCACCTTCATGGCGATCTTTTCCCAGACGGACGGGGCGGCGTTGAAGGCATTATTGAACGTGGTTTTCAGGCTGATGAAGAGATTAGCCACAGTCTCTTTGTTCACCAGCATGCCTGCGCAGATGATCGACAGGCCATCTATGCGATCGGGCATCATTTCCTGCGCGGCGGGGTGGAAAGCAATGAGCGTGGCCACTACGGCCATTGCCAGGTAGGCCAGGTTTCGGTATGAAAAAATGCGTTTCATGTTGTTCCTATCGTGATAACGGTGGATTGGTGAGGCTGTTCGTGAGTTACTCGACCCAGACGCCGTCGACGTCGACGCCCAGGACACGGCCGCAAGCCGAACGGGTATTTGCGCCGTTAGTCTTGGCGACTGTCTGATCGTCGACGATGTAGCAGGTCTTGCCGAAGTCGGCCTGGCTGATCGGGTCCGTTGCGCTGTTCATCCACTTGAATGCCTTCTTGCGGCGAACCAGTGCCGTTTTGGCACCGTCAGCGCCTCCTGTGTTGTCAACCTTGCCTTCGGCGCGGCCGAAGTAGGTCAGCGTCGTGGCAACTGAACCAGGTACAGCAAATCCTGCTGCGCTGATGGCCACCAGTGCGCCACCAAATATCTTTGCGCCGGCTGCAGTCGGGACACCGACTATTTCGGTGTCCCGCAGCGGCGTGTTACGGTCATTAGCTAAAGGCATGGTTTCTCCAAATGAGAGGGATAAAAGAATCGACTGCGTGAACTAGGCGCGCTTCTCGGCCTGGCTGGTCTTTAGGAAATCCTCCTGTGAGACCCCCAGGGCAGCACACAAAGCCACCTGGTTCTCGGTCAGAACAGTGGTTTGGGGAGCATCCTTCGGGGGAATGCCGTTAGTCTGGGTGCCGGACAACAAGGCGATGGGAGGTGCGTTCTCGATAAAAGCGGACAGCGCTGCGATATCTTTGGCACCGAAAGAACGCGCCCAGGTCTCCTGTACTGGAAGCAGCTTGCCGTCAGCCACGGCCTTCTTGACGATGTCGTCCACGCGGCCGCCGTTCAATTCGGCAGACAGCGTTGCCAGTTGACCCTGGAGGGTGGTCACCGTTTCGATGGGAACAAATTTGGCAGGATCTGGCGTGGTCGAGGTCAGGCTCGCGATCTGAGTACGCTGGTTGGCGATCATTGCCGGCAGATCAAACGATGCCGCAGCCGTGGCCGTGGGGTCTTGTTTGATCAGGTCAATCAGCTTGGTCAGATGCGCTTGAATATCGTTAGCTGTGCTGCCTACCGGCAGATTGAGCATCCAGCGCAATTGCTCTAGCAGTTCTTCCATTGGAATCTCCTGTGTAAGTGGGGTGGTGGGGGTGATTGGTAAATTGAAATGCATTGATGCGGCGGCCAGCAGGACTTCGTCCATACCGTCGATGGCAGGGTTGTTGGTGATGGCCGCCATATAGAGAGCAGTCACCGCTCCGCTCTTGTCGTAGCCGATCACGGGCGAGACAAACCGATACTCGTTGGCGTCGATCATTTCCCTGGCGCGCGCTGTCCACTCGACGTCGATGGCGTACAGCCCTGTACCTTCGCGCCACTCGACCTTCGTGAACCAGCCAGCGGCCGGGGCCGGCTGGCCGTTCTGCTTGGCCAGCATGGTCTGGTGTTCATAATCGATAACGTAGGGAGTGCCCCGAGCGTTTGCGGCCGCGACCAGAGCCTGCGCCAGCTCGGCATCCAGATGCCAGCCCGGCGCATCTGCGGGACGACCATCGCGGGCACTGAACGTACCGGCCGGCAGCAGTTGCAGCTCGCTACCCGTCGACAGCACCATGCTGCATGCGGCGACCGCCAGCAACTGGGCAGTAGTGTGGGATTGTTGGTTGTTTGAAGGCTTAGGCATGCCTCCATGTTGTCAGCGCGGGCGCGTGCCGAGCAGACTGACAAATGTCAGCAGTAGGTAGATATTTGGGGGTAAAGTGCGAAAAAACCGGAACCGGGGATGGTTCCTTGTGCGTTACATCAAAACTAACGCGGGTTTAACGGGCCTTGGAGCCGCGCAAACAAAAATTACGTGGGAAGATTCCACCGGGTTAATTTTAACGCCATTGCGGGCCGGAAATACAAACCTGCGGCAAATTTGAATTTCCAGCCCATCCGATACCTGTTAGAACCTAGAACAAACTGCCCAGGGCGTCGGGTTGCCAGTTGAGGATGACAAGCTCTTTGCTGGTCTGCTGGGCCTCGACATTGGCTACGGCATATTTGATATTCAATTCCATTATATGGAAGTCTTTGAACGCCTGGCGAATGTCCGGGTGATCGTTGATGCTCACCATTACCTTGCCCTTGCA